TGAGTTCACATATTTTTCACAAACACAATGCGCGCTAAGAGGTGGCTCGTCTTGAAAGTATTTTTCTTCTGATATATATATTGGATCTCTGTTTTCTGAACTATCAAACTCTATTCTTGTTAGCTTTAACAGACTATTCATTTTCGCTGCGTCCTCTTAAACAAAACCATAGCTTTCTGGATATTCTCTAACTCCTCGATAACTTTGTAACGATTATCGGGTTCCCAGCCGTAATTATCGCTCATGGCAAACGAGGAATAACTAGTATCAGGGTAAGTTTGAGCTATCTTGAATTTTTGGGTGTCGATTATGTATGCCGGCATTATAATACCTCCAAACTTCTGCCAATTCTCCAGGCTATTACGCTGGTATCTTTAAAGGCATAATCTATGCGATTATGTGTATTGCTCGCATGTCGGCATATCTCACCTCGTTCTGCCATTAAATCTAACTCTTCAATAGAACGCCCCATGCTGTGATTTTGTTTGTCCATCCATTCTTGTGCTAAATACATTTTATTGCTCCACTTTTTAGTTAATTCGTCTTGATGAAGTAAATTGTACGTGCAACGGTTGCTAGTGTCAATAGTTAATTTGCATTCTTTATTAATTAATTTTGATCTAATTGGTGGTTGAGTTGTTCTCGTTGCTATTGCAATATATTCAAGGATTGTTATAACCTATGCACATAGTTATCCACAAAAACTGTGAATATGTTTGAAGAATACAGAAGTGCAGAAAGTTTTGAATCATGTGGGGTTTACTTATCTTACATAGATGATATGATTAGTTATCTTAACTCTATTTATAAGAGAGATTAAAAATGGCAGATTACGCACCTACATATAGCGCACAAGGTTCAGTTGAAAATGAAGCTTATTGCATGCCAAGTGGTTACAAGCGTGTTGTGGATGAAATGAATGCGTTAAGCAAGTATCCTTCTTGGAATGATGCAGCTCAAAATAATCCTAATTATCCAGACGTAAAAATGAAGGCGGCTAAACGTAATGTTCAGCCAATGGGCTCTATCTGATCGGACAATAAAGAGGGAATATTTATGACCTATCCTAGTTGGTCGGTTAAATATGATCCTTCTCTGTGCAGCAAAGCAGTTGAATTGTTTAAACAAGGGAAGAGTATTACAGCAGTTGCAGTTTCTCTTGGTATCGTAAGAGACACTTACTATCGCTGGAAAGAAGAATACCCTGAGTTTGGCCAAGCCTGCGCAATGGGAGAGCAGCTTTCTCAAGCATATTGGGAATCAAGAGGCGAGGAAGGTATTTTCGGCGAGATAGACAAGTTTGCCGGTTCTAGCTGGCAATTTACTATGAAAAGCAGATTCCGTGATTGCTATTCTGACCAAGCACCTAAAGATTTGAAAGATACCTTGATAGAAAAGCTCCTAGAAAAGGTTTAAGAATACTGAGAGGGATATTATGTCATCCAAACCAGAGTTAGAGTTAACACTAGAAGACTCACCAGCCATGCAATCTCAATTAGTTGAGATGCTTCAAAGATTCGATGTTCTTCAAGACCAATTCAATCAATTAACCAATCACACTCAAGAGTGCTATCGACGCATTGAGGCCTTGCATAAAATGGTTACGAGCAAGGTGTTGTCGTAATGCCTGAAATCATCAAACAAGAAGTCAATACAACTCCACTGACCAAGCTGCAAGAGCATAAAAACTTGCGCGCCCATTTAATGATGCTGCTTGAGGCTATGCAATATAAAGGGCCAACAGATTTCATGGATAATGGTCGTTTGCGTGAGCTGGTTGAAGAGCAGAAGATTATATTCATACGCAAGATGCAAGAGCAACTTAATGCAAGACTTAACTAGCGTCGAAAAGAATAATTTATCTGAGTTTGAGCAGTATGTTATAGACTGTCTTGAAAGTATGGAGTTAGCCATATCAGTTGCATTCTTTGAATCAGGCTATGGATTTGATCACGAGCTCAAGTATCGGCTTAATGATATTATCGACAACAATATTCGTCATATAGTTAAATTCATAAAGTTAAAGCCATTTGATAATGAAATAGTTGAGGGTCAAGTATTTTATGATCGACTTGCATAGGCTTAAAGACTTTAAATTCTTCGCTGAAAACTTCTTTAAGATACGCTCCAAGAATGGCACGATACTGCCGTTTGAATTAAACAAAGCACAAATGTATGTGCATGATAGGCTTGAAGCTCAGCTCAAAGAGATAGGTAAAGTTCGAGCTTACGTGTTGAAGGGGCGCCAGCAGGGAATATCTACACTGATTCAGGCCAGATACTTTCATAAGACCATTACCAACAAAGGCATGAAAACCTTTATCCTCACGCATGAAGCAGCCGCAACCAAAAACTTATTCGAGATGACAAAGAGGTATTATGAACACTTACCCGTTGGGCTATGCCCACGTGCTGGACGAGACAGCGTTAAGGAGCTCAGATTTGATACCATCGATAGCGGATATGCAATTGGAACAGCAGGTGCAAAAGGAACTGGACGCTCTCAAACTGTCCAGCTATTGCACGGAAGTGAGGTTGCATTCTGGCCCAACGCTGCTGAACATGCTCAAGGATTAATGCAAGCAGTTGGTGACCAATCAGGAACAGAGATTATCCTTGAGTCAACAGCTAATGGCATAGGGAATTTCTATCATTCAGGCTGGGTGTCGGCTGAACAAGGCAAATCAGACTTCCAAGCAATCTTTGTGCCGTGGTATTGGCAGCCAGAGTATAGAACATTTTTCAATCAAGATGCATCTGAGATATTTCTTACAGAAGATGAAGAGAATCTATTAGATGTTTATGCTAATAATGGCATGACTAGAGAGCATATTTACTGGCGAAGGTTTAAGATAGGCCAATTCTCCTCAGACCATGAGCTTGGAGTCAAATTATTTAATCAGGAGTATCCGTGTTGCGCAAGTGACGCTTTTTTAAACCCTGTTGATGATACTTTCATAGCTTCTACCTTTGTGGCTCGCGCTCGCAAGAACCACGTTGAAGTCTCAGGGGCGCTTATTATTGGCGTTGACCCCGCAATCGGAGAAAACGATCGCTGCGCTATCATTAAGCGTCGAGGCAGGGTTGCTTTCGATCCCATAATCTTACGCAACTACAACACTATGGAGTTAGCAGGAAAGATTAAGACGATGATAGCGGAAGAAAACCCCGCTAAAGTATTTATAGATTGCATTGGTATAGGAGCAGGAGTGGTTGATAGGTTACAGGAAATGGGTCTTAACTGCGTTGAAGGCGTTAATGTTGCCCGCACGGCGAATAATAAAGAAAGATACGGAAACCTCAGAGCAGAGTTGTGGGCAGAAATGCGAGACTGGCTCATGGGAGAGTTGCCCGTACAAATCCCAGACAGCGACGAATTGCATAGGGATTTGTGCAGCCTTGGATTCAAACACAGAAGCAATGGACAATTGCTTATCGAATCGAAAGATGATTTGAGGGCTAGAGGCATGCCGTCGCCCGATTTGGCCGATAGTTTATCAATGACATTTTTTTTAGGACAACATGTTGGGGAGTCTTCCATGAGGACCAACTTTATACCGGTACAGCATGGAAAGATGTTTATATAATCTCTTAGTGCTGATATAATATCACTGACTTTTAGGGGTATTGTGTGAGTCATGTAGATTATAGGGGAATACGATTTTATATACAAAGTACCAATAGATATTATGCCGCAGACAAAAGGTGTAAGCCGTATAGATTGTTGCATAGATATGTATGGTGGGAAGTAAACGGCATGATTCCAAGAGGACATCATATACATCATAAAGATGGTAATTGGAAGAATAACGATATTAGTAACCTTGAGTGCATTAGCGGTATTGAGCACGCAAGAAGCCACATGAAGGCAAGATACCTAGATCCTGAATTTGTGATCCAGAACAATAAGAATTTATTGCTCGCACAGGAGGCGGCTAAAATATGGCATGCCTCTGAAGAAGGGAGGTCGGTTCATGTTCGCACGGCGAAGGACCAATGGAAAGATAAAGCAAAGTCAGAGAAGATTTGTATCGTGTGCGCTAAGCCGTTTATGACGTATTTTGCTAATAGGGTCAGCACAAGATTTTGCTCGAAGTCATGCGCTCAAGCTGGCTGTTATGCAAAACAAAAAACACTTAAAAAGAACTGTGGATGGTGTGGCGTTGAGTTCCTTGCCAATAAATATAGGAATGTTATTTGTTGTTCAAAGCTTTGTAGTAATAGAAAGAGAGGATTTGATTCAAAAAATAAGTGTACGTGATACACTATTTGCAATATAACTGAGGGATTAGATGTTATGGCACGTAAAAACCCTGAAAAAGCTCAAGAAGTCAATTCTAAAATTGAAACTTGGGAGAATTACTGGCACGACAACAAGAATACATACAACGAATACACGCAATTTATCTGGGGCAATCAATGGCTCGATGAAGAAGCTAGAGTATTTGAGACTTACAAGAAGATACCACTTACATTCAATAAACTTGCGCCTATGGCCAACTACTTATTAGGCGAGCAACAACAAAATACCCCCAGTATTGAGTGCGTCCCTAAGAATGAAAACATGTCCGCAGAGTTGATTGATGTCTATGAAGCTCTGGTAGATGACATAACCTTCAGTTCTCACACAAAAGAAGTATTTCAGTGCGCATTCAACTCTGCAATTACCGGAGGTTATGGCGCATATTATGTTGACACTGAATATGAAGATGAATTTAGCTTCAATCAGGTGATTAGATTTAAAGAAATAGCCATTCCTACGCGATGTTTCTGGGATTTGTCGGCAATGTCTCCTTGCAAGACTGATGGCATGTTTTGTGGGTTTAGAACTCGTATGTCTAGGGCCAAATTCCGCTCTCTTTATGGCAAGAAGATTGAAATATCTATCCCGCCTTCAAATATTGAGGAAGGATCGGTGTTTAATGACGATGAATCAGTCACATTAGTGACCTACTGGGAGCGCAAATACAATCCCATTACAATTTATCAATTAAGTAATGGCCGCACCGTTGATCAAGATGAATTTGATGCATTAGAGCGTATCATGGTTGACGATAAAGAAATGTTACTCGACCAAGAGCAACTGGTGACTATAGAGATGGAGCGCAGAGCGCCACGTTATTCAGTCAAGAAGTACTTATTCGCTGGAGACTATGAGCTTGATTCTGATAAAACGCCTTTCAAACAATTACCCATGCCTTTCGTGGACCAATGTTCGTTCTATAATAAAGAAGGCACGCAAGTTTGTAGGCCCTTCTTCAAAGACACCAAAGACGCCCAGCGTTATATTAATTATCTAGGAACGCAATCAGCTTATCTGGTTAAGATTGGTAGATATGACCAGTTCTTGGTGAGCAAAGAGAACGTGCGCAGCAATGATACACAACAAATCTGGCGTGACCCTTCAAACGTACAAGGCGGGTTGGTGTTCGATCCTGCGGCAAGTGGGTTCGTGCCTCAACAATTAAAACCACCTGAGTTATCTGCATCATTGATACAACAATACGAGCGCTCTGAGCGTGACATACAAACTTGTACGGGTATGTATGCTGCAATGATGGGCGACCAAGGCAATGAGACCTCTAAGATTGCCATTGAGGCTCGTGGAAAGCGTGGGGCATTCAATACTAATACGCCTTTCAATAACCTCAATAAAGCCATTGCTGTTGGCGCAGAACTAACCAATGAAGCTATTCCAATAGTCTATGATACTGAGCGTTCTGTAAGCGTTAATCTTAAGGACAAAGGACGTACGGCCGTAGCTATTAATAAACCAATGGATGAATTTGGCGGCCAAGTACAAAATGATATGTCTACCGCTAAGTTTTCGATTAGATTGCAACCTGGCCCTGGCTGGGAAGGACAAAAGCAAGAGGCTTTGAACTCAATGCAACTAGTTTTGCAAGCAAACCCTCAGCTCTTCAATCTTATGGCTGATTTATATGTTGAGAATCTACCACTTGCCAATAATATTGAGCTACGTAATCGCCTTAAGACCATTGTTCCTCCTGAGATTATCCAAGCTGGAAAGACTGGAGAGCCAATACCTCCAAAGCCCGAGCAACCCGACCCAATGGTTATGATTAAGATGCAGGAGTTAAAGCTCAAAGAGCAACAGTTACAACAAGAGCAAGAGAAGTTGCAGCTAAATCATCATCAAACTCAAGAAGAATTAGCAATGAAGTGGGCTGATTTGCAAGCTAGACGTGAAGAGGCTGCGGCAGCACTGCAAGAAATGGAGTTACGTTATGCGGCTGAAGCGCAGCGTACACAATCTCAAGAGCAAATGTCACATGCTGACAATCTAGTAAGATTATTGACACATGCAACTAAACAACGACCTGAGGCTAGACAATGACTGAAGAAATAAAGAATGGCAATGTAAATAATATTGATAGTTTGTTGGTTGAGACGATGAATGAGGAAACGCCAAGCTTTCTTGATACTGAGAAGCTTGATGCAGGGCATGAAACAAAGGAATCTGAGCCAGTTGAAAATGTTTCACGTGAAGTTGTAGAAGAAGCGCCACAAGAAAAATCCGTAGAGTCTCAAACAGATGAATATGGCAATGAGATTCCAAAACAAGAAAAGGTCTATACCAAAGCTGAAGTTGAAGCTATGATTCGCGATAGAGTATCGCGCATGAAGATGCCTGAAGCACAACAACCTATTCAGCCACAACAACAACCTGCGAATGAGCCTGAATCTGGAGACTGGGAGCATCAGTTAGCATCATTCATTGATAAGAGGCTATCAGAACGCGAGCAACAAGTTCAGCGTCAAACCTGGGAGCGACAAGCGCAAGAGCAGCAAGCGCAATTCGAGGTTAAGTTTAATGCTGGCGTTGCAAAATATCCTGACTTTGAATCAGTTGTTTATGGTAAGTCATTAACCCCTGAGATGGTTATGGCGACGCGAGGAATGAGCGACCCCGCTGCTTTCATCTATGCTGCAGCCAAGACCCAAGCCAAAGAATTGGAGCGCATATCGAGCATTAATGACCCTTACGCGCAGGCCGTGGAGGTAGGACAATTAGCTGAGAGAATGCGTAAAGCTAGAAGCCCGGTGAGTCAAGCGCCTAGACCCATTGATGCGCCAAAGGGTGATGTGGTTGAGAAGCAGGAGAGGACTCGTAATATTGATGACAAGATACAGATGGAAGAGATTAGGTTGAGGAAGGAAAGGGCAAGGAGATAGACCATATTGTAACAATGCGTCATTCGCGTCATAATATGTTTGACGCGTAAAAAATCAGACTCCGTCATCTGAAAATATTGGTGTGTATATCATTGCTTCCACCGGCGATAAATGGGGATCGTAAGATCGTTATTAATTGCCTTTGGAGACTATGCAATGGCCAATATATTTCAAACAACACAGTATATCTTAGATGAAGTATTCATCCGTTATATCAACTATTTAAATTTTGCTAAAGTTGCTAACCGCAATCTTGAGGCAGATTTCCGTAACCTAAAATACGCAACTGGTCAAACTATTAACTACCGTTTAGAAGAAAGATTCTTAGGTGGTGAAGGTGCGACTGCAACTGATGAAGCAGTGGTTCAGGTTGTTCGTCCGTTAACAATTGATACTCAGTTCCATTCAATGGTATCTTTCAATGGCATGGAATTAACATTTGATCGCGCTCGTGACCAACCATACTTAGATATGATGTTAAAGCCTCGTGCTAAACGCCTTGCTAACTTGGTTGAGCAATTCATTTGTTCTGGTAATTTGCAACCAGCAATATGGCAAACTACTGGCACACCTGGCGTACCAATTGACTTCCAAACAGTATTAAACACTGACGCTTACATGACAGAATTAGGCATACCAGAAGACGGTAACCGTTATTTTGCCAATAGCCCTGCCGTTTCTGCTTCATTATCTAATGACCTGTATACAGTATTCAATATGACTGTAAATCGTGGCGCATTGATGGATGGATTTATCGGTCACTTGGCTGGCTTTGACTTCTTCAAGAGTAACTTCTTGGTTCGTCAAATCGCGGGTGTCGGTGCTGCTGGTGGCTCACCTCCAACAGGCTTTAAATCTGGTGGTACAATCACTAACGGTCCTGTATCAAGTGGTAATACATTTGTTATCGGCGGTTTGGTTGCAGGTCAAGCGCATCCTTTCAATGTTGGCGATAAGATTCAATTGACTGCTGCTAGTGGCGTTTACATGGTTAACCCATTGAACTACGAATCACTATCACAAACAGCTCAGTTCGTTGTATTGACTTCAACAGCTTCTGATGGCGGCGGCGTTGCTACAATTACAGTTAGTCCGACTATCGTAATCAGTGGTGCTCGTCAAAACATTAGTGGTGCGATTCCTGATAATGCTCCATTGTTATTAGCTGATGACCATAACGAGTCTATTGCATTCCAAAACCAAGCAATTGTATTTGCAGCGCCTCCTATCACTGAACTCAAAGGCGGTGTTGAGGCTGTAACTACTTATTCTGACTTGTATAAGATGGCAATGACTTACACGTTAGGTGCTGATATCCGTAACTATGTTCAATTAGATAGATTGGATATTATCTGCGGTGTTGCGATTAACGCTGAGTTTGCTGTAACAGTAATGAGTTAATAATATTGTGCGCCCTTAATTGGGCGCATTATTTTGGAGAATAGTTATGGCAGAAGCTAAAGATGGATTTTATATTAGAGATAGAGATAGAGGCAATGCTGAAGTTAGCCCAAAAGAAAGTGAATTAGTTTCGGCTGAAGAATATGAATATCCAGCAAGAAAAGGCGATGCCGCAATGACACCTCAAGGCACAATGTTAAGTCGAGGATTTAAAGGCAGCAAAGCTCACCCAAGGGGGTAAAAATGGAAGTAGACAAACAAGTGCTTTATAAAGGCCGCTGGGTTGCGCGAGACAGCTTTAGGACTTTCGTATTCAACAGCACGGGCATGAAGCTTGCCAAAAGCTATCAAGAATTTAGTGATATGATTTCAAGTGGCGTTTGGTTTGCAGATGCGAAAGATATTCCAAGCAAAGAACCTGCTGCTAATGAAGAAGACAATGTAATCCCACTCAAAGATAAACGGGGGCCAAATGTCAGAGCCAACAATAACCGTAAATGATTTTCTAAATCAAAGCTATCAATTAATCAGCGCTAATACGCCCACCGTTCCATTGCATGGCAATGACCAGTCTATTGGACTTAGAACTTTAAACATGTTATTGCGTCAATATAGCGCCAATGGCCTGATGATTACGGTAGAAAAGGAGATTACGTACAACTTAAGCGTCAACCAGATGTTTGTAACAATTGGGGAGCCTGATTATACGCCAACTCCAGATATAACTTCAGAGGGCAGACTGGTGAACCTTTCTAATGCCTGGGTGTTGTTGAATGGCGTAACTTATCCATTGATAGATGAGAAGAGAACTGAGTTCTATTCAAGTTACAAATATAATCCGTTAGCTGGATTGCCTAGATACATTGTTGTTGTACCGCAAACAAACTTGACTACAGTACAGATATTTCCATCGCCTAGTCAGCTATTTGAATTGCACATATATGGTAAGTTCCAATTGGGAGCATTGACGCTGACTGATGACCTGTCAGAGCTGCCTACTTATTACCAGATGTATTTGCAATTTGCTGTGGCTAAGTACTTGGCGGCGTTTAAGGGTCGGGCTGAGGCATGGACTCCGTTTTTGGATGAGATGTATATGACGCTAAGGGATGATATGATTGCTGCTTCAGGGACCAATTTAGATGTAAATATTAATCAGGAAAGCTGGCTGAACGGGGCTTGGAGAGTCAAAGCTGGTGTGTAGGGTATAGACATACCATTAACTAGATGTTATAATCTCATTTTAAATCTGAGGAGATTAAAGTGAGTAACGAAATAGTTAATGGTTTTGAAATTATAGAAGATTTGGGTGTTGTTTACAAAGAAGGGTCGCGCAATAAGACCCATTATGTGATGGCTATATGCAAGCACTGTAAAAAGACATGGAAGACAAGCTATTACACTTTGAATGTAATAAAAGGTTGTGGATGCACGAGGCCAAGTCAGCTTAAACCGTTGCCAGAATATGTTCATGGGTTCAAGGTCATAAATGATATAGGTTATTTGACTGATAAAGGATATCGTTGGGCTACAGTAGAATGCAAGGTTTGTGGCAAAGAATATGATGTTGATCCAAATAAATTAAAATATCGCAATCATTGCGGATGCATGAAAAAAGGCGTGATTGCTAGTCGATATGCGAAGTCTCATCCTCAATTGACAATGGCCATAAAACACATGATGGGACGTTGTTACAACAAAAACAATCAAGATTATTATAATTATGGTGCGCGAGGAATAACTATTTGCGATGAATGGTTGGCTGACAGGAACGCATTCTTTGAATGGTCTATTGAGCATGGATTTGAGGAGGGCAAAGCGTTATCGATAGATAGAATTGATTCGACCAAGGGATATTCTCCAGAAAATTGTCGATGGACCACTGCGCTTGTTCAAGGCAGGAATACACGAAGAAATGTTTTAGACATGGATATAGTAAGAGAGATACGGTCTCGTCATGAAGAGAATCCTTCTGTTTCTACTGTGCAACTAGCCAATGAATACAAGGTTAGCAAGAGCACAATCTGGCTTGTAATACATAATAGAATATGGAAAGAGTGATCTCATCTGATCACGCTCATTCTAGACCAATGCATGCGTATATTGTATATTACGCATGCATATTATGATTATTCACAGAACAACTAGCCCTTTATAATTCTAATTCACCTATTAATATGATCTAACATGATCACACCTAAGTATTGACAATTAAAAAGCACATTGGTAATATTTGACCAAGTTAGGATTGAGGAGTGGTTATGAATCAAGAGCAATATATAGAACATGAAGTGCAGTTAAGAGTGCATGACAGACAATTTAAGATGTTAGAAGGCAAGTTGAATTTCCTTATCAGTATTTGCGTAGGCGGATTTATGCTTCCGGTTATACTGCACGCAGTTAAATTGATTTGAGGTTGGAGGTTTGTATGTACTGGTTACTCTTGATCGGAATAGCATTCCTATTCACAAAGTCACTACTCCTATCAGTTATACTAGGAGTAGCATTTGGATTTCTATTTATTGTCATTGAATGGCTTGGCTATAACTCTACTAAACAAAAGGCTTTGCGATAGTCTTTAACGCTTTGCTCACATTACCGTGTAAGAATATGCCAGGATATCTTCTTCTTAACTGAAGCATAAATAAATCATCATTCCTCAAGTTTCTTACTGCCTTTCCTGAGCTCATTAATCCTGCTTCATGCTCACTGACAGGCTTAAGTCTGTTGTAAGGAACATTCTCAGTGGCATAGGCTTGCTGTAATTGCTGATAACGTTGATTTAGTTCTGGGTGTCCTCTGAATATAGTGCTTTCTATTTCATTCTGTAAGTCTTGAGCTGCATGTAGTGTTTGCATTTCCGATGGCCTAAGTCTTCTGTTGCGATGTTTGGCCTCTAAATCTCTGATTAATCTTCCTGCTTCACTTTGTGCCCAGTGTGCATTTTCGATAGATGGGACTTCTAAATAATTCTGTATCATTTCGTGTTCATTGCGGGTACTTCGGTCTATGACTCTATCTGCATTATGACGCATGGTTCCAGTGGCAGGTACAAATCTATGCCCCGCTTGATCGGCCTCATGGAATAATTGACCAAAATCATTGGCGGCTTGTGCTTGAAGTGCCTGCTTGTCTCTAGAAATGGCATTAATAATCCCGCGAGATGATATAGGTCCAGTCATACTCCTTGCTCCAAATATCATTGGGATTAAGTTTTGTAATGTTGTATCTCCAGCTGATTCTCCCTCTACGCCAAGAGCTTTAGGGAAATTGAATTTAGTTGCTTCGGTAGGAGCTGCTTGCGCTTTTCGTACTACTTCGCCGCCTAACTCTTCTGGCAACTTTTCTTCCGCCAGTTCTTTTGGAGCCAAACCTTTTGATACTAGATAGTTTCTTAAGCCAAATGGCATATTAGCGAAGTTAATTGCAGTCTGTGGTACGCCGCCAATGATATTTTTAGCTGCTCTGCTTGGGTCACCTCCAATTTGGTACGCAGCGCCTTGAATTCCGCCGGCGGCATTTACTAAGGCTTCGGGAATCTTGCCCGGTATTCCTTTGATATCTTCCCAAACACCTTTCCATCCTTTTTGTGAAGGCATGCCTCCGGTTCCTTCGAGCTGAGCAAGGATATTAGGATCGGTAACTTCTGAAGAATTAGGCTGTGACTCTAATTGTTCTAGTAATTTTGGATCGGTTACCTCAGCGTAACTCATGCCATTTCCCCTTAATCTTATGATAAGTTTTACCATTCAAGACTTTTTCAGCCTCTACCTCAGGCTGCGCAGATTGCGATGTTTCACCTAGCATTTGGTTTGTTCTATTTAAACTTTCTTTAACTCGGTTTATTTGTGCTTCTACTTTGCCCAAAGCAACTTCTTGCGTATCAGTTACATCCGGCAGCTTGCTCGTAGAGACTTTTAATGCTAATTGGTTCCCACGCTGAGAAAGCTTCTGTTCAGTATCAACAATAGCAGGTATTAAATCATTAATCATTGTACCAAGATTTTTGTTATGAGAGACCTGTTTAAACCACTCGCCTGTTCTCCCTGGGTGTCCAAACAAATCTGGATTTTCTGTAATGATTTTTTGCATCTGAGTTAAAGATTTTAAAGCTTCTTCAATATGAGGCTTATCAGCTTTATAACCTTGGATTATCTTTCTATCTTCTTTTGCTTGAGCGATCTTATCTGCATCCTCTACTTTGGCGCGATTAGTCTCAACTGCTCGTTGCTGCTTCATCTCCGGAGTTTCAGCATTAACATCCATGCCATACTGCTTCTTCAAGAATCCAGCTAATATAGGATTCTTCTTGGCCATCTCCAGCATGTTATTTGGCGAAGCCTGTTGCTGGCCCTGCATGCTCTGAATATGACTTTGTAATGCTGACATGTCTTGCTGAGGAGCTTTATATCCAGCTCTGCCTACAAAAGGATTGCCACTATCAATAGGCCCAGGACCATCATAAGATACATTAGGATTGCCGCTATTATCAGGCGCCAAAGGGGGCATGTTAGGGATTTCTTGACCCTGCATTTCAGGCATTTGTTGTGGTTGCTGAGGCTGTTCACCCCCCATTCCACCACCAAATGCATTCATAGTTTGCATTAACTGCTGTGCTTGCCAGGACGGATCGTTCTTGTGCTTAAGTTGGTCAATCTGCAATTGCATCATCATTCGTTTTAAGGGATCGAAACCATGACTCTGAGACAACGCCTGCTTCCTCAAATCCAAATCAGCCTTATGATAAGCCGCCATATCACGCATCTGTTGGCGCTTCAAAGCCTGTTCTTGCGCTTGAGCCATTATCTTGTTTAAAGTCCCACCTAACGACTCAAGCGGCGCACTACCCAATGGAATATTCATTAATAACCTCCTTGTCCATTGCTAGGAGTAAACATACCTCGACCATAACCGCCTTGACCCATGCCGCCATTTAAATATTGTTGAATTAAATTTGAAATCCAACTGGCGCCACCAGCAAGCGCATTAGGTCCAGCATTGTATTGTCCAAATTCCATATTTGCTTGATTCTGACCTTGGTTCATTGCATTGTTTGACATTTGTCCGGCAGCGCCAGCACCAGTTTGAGAAATATTCTCACCCAGTCCCATGCCCGCAAGATACTTTTTCATTAAATCATCCATATACTGCTGCTGGTCTTTATCTCTTATCCCAGCTCCAACCTTTTGAGCATTATTCATGGCAGCACTAGAACCACCCAAACCCATGCTTGAGGCATAATCTTGCCCGCGTTGTGTGGCTTCACGCTCTAGATTCTTGCCGTAATCACTTTCTTTGTAATTCTTTCCCCATCCTTCTTGGAGTGCCGCAGGATTGGAGAGATTTTTTAAGTATTCCATTAATTGTTGTTGTGCAGCTTGGCCATTTTGATTGTATGGCGATAGATTGCCCTGCGCTTGATTATAATAATTCTGCATGGTTTGGTTAGCCTTCTTGTAGCCACCACCTGGATTTAATAACTGCGATAACCAACTCATAACTTTCCCCTTAAACTATTATAACCACGATGCCATTAATCTTGGCCTTTAAATTGTTTGTAGTTTGATCGTACCACATGGTTCCATTAGGTGCGTCCACTGCAAGTGCTGTAATCTGTGTCGTTGTAAATGAAGGCGCGGTCAACCCATACTGATTAAGGGCATTAAGCGCATCTTGAACTTCTTGAATGGTTGTATTCAAGGTATCAACTAATGTTGCAAGCCATCGATTAAGCTCAGGATTTAATCCATTGCCAATCAAAGGTACCGCATCAATTCTTTGTAAAAATAGAAAACTCAATTAGCACCTCCAGACGCTCTAGTAGTTAATTGTACTCCGCCTAGAATGACTATAGGATAATTACTGGTT